CTGGGCGATGCCGTGGAGGCGCTGCGCGCCAGCGGCATGGTCCGCGCCGAGCACGTCGACCCGCGTAGCGGCGAGATCCGCCCGCTGTCGCTCAGCAGCATCGGCCGCGCCCTGCATGCCTACCGGTTGCACCCCGACCAGCTGCTGGCGCCAGCACCGGTCACTGAGCTGGCCAGCCTGCACCCGAACCACGTCTGGCAGATCGACGCCTCGCTGTGCGTCCTCTACTACCTGAAGCCCGGCCCCGATCCCCGCGCCAATGGCCTGCGGGTGATGGAGTCCGCCGAATTCTACAAGAACAAGCCGAAGAACCTGGCCCGCGTCGCCGCCGACAGGGTTTGGTCCTATGAGATCACCGACCACACCAGCTCCTGGATCTACGTCGACTACGTGATGGGCGCCGAAAGCGGCGAAAACCTCTGCGACGTGCTGATCCGCGCCATGCAGGAGCGCGGTGGCGCCGACATGCTCCACGGCGTGCCCCGCATCCTGATGATGGACCCCGGCTCGGCGAACACCTCCGCCATGGCCCGCAACCTGTGCCGCTCGCTGCGGATCGAGGTCATCGTCCACGCACCAGGTGCGGCCCGCGTCACCGGCCAGGTGGAGAATGCCCGGAACATCATCGAACGGAAGTTCGAGTCGGGCCTGCGGTTCCAGCCGGTTGCCGATCTCGCTGAGTTGAACGAGATGGCGCGCAAGTGGAGGGCGCACTTCAACGCGACGGCCGTGCACTCCCGGCACGGCAAGACCCGCACCGGGCTATGGATGAGCATCCTGCAGGAGCAGCTCATCAAGGCGCCCAGCGTCGAGGTATGCCGCGAGCTGGCGGTAGCGGAGCCGGAAACCCGCCAGGTCAGCCCGAAGCTGCGTGTGAGCTTCCAGGGCAAGGAGTACGACGTCTCGTCGGTACCGGGCGTGATGGTCAAGGACAAGGTCCTGGTGACCCGCAACCCCTGGCGCAGCGATGCCGCCCAGGTGGTGGCCATCGGCACCGATGGGCACGAGACCTTCTATGTGGTCCCGGTCGTGGAGCGCAACGAGCTGGGCTTCGACGTCAACGCGCCGGTGATCGGCGAGGCGTTCCGCCGCCAGGCCGACACGCCTGCACAGCTGGCCCGCAAGGAAGCCGCCAGGCTGGCCATGGGCGCCGAGACGGACGCGGAGGTCGACGAGGCTCGCAAGAAAAAGGCGACCCCCTTCGGTGGCCAGCTCCAACCGTTCAAGCACATCGACGACACGGACCTGCCGGCGTTCATGCCGCGCAAGGGCACCCAGCACGTCCTGGTGGCCCCCACCGTCGAGATCCCACCGCTCAACCACATCGAGGCCGCCAAGCAGCTGCGGGCGCGCCTGGGTGATGCCTGGACCGCTGACTCCATGTCCTGGCTCAAGAAGACCTATCCCAACGGCGTGCCGGAGGAGCAGCTCGACGCCATCACCCAACAGTTGCGCACGCCAGCCCGGCCGGGCCTGCGCGTTGTAGGAGGTAACTCGTAATGCTGAAGCTCAAGGAGGTGCTGGCCAGCATCAAGAAGACCCAGGCAGACCTCGCCGAGGCCCTGGAACTCAGCCCGGCAACGATCGCCCAGCTGATCAACCACGAGCAGTGGCCGAAGTCGCTGAACCAGCAGCAGCTGGCTTGGCGCATAGCCGAATTTCTGATGGTCAACGGCGCGATGTTCGATGACGCGCGCCAGGCCTTCGAAGTAGTGGGGTCCCCGCGCGCCAACGCGGAGACCCCTGCATCCCCGACCGAAAACGATCAAGAAAACGACCAGGAGTGCCCCAACATGCTAATGGCGAAACAACCCCTACTACCAGCGACCCGTATGGCGTTCGGCCTGTTCCGGGACCCCTTCGACGATCTGCAGAGCGCTGAAGACATGTTCATCAGCCCGGACATCCGCTACGTCCGCGAGAGCATGTATCAGGTAGCCCGGCACGATGGCTTCCTCGCCGTAATCGGGGAGTCCGGTGCGGGCAAGTCCACGCTGCGCCGCGACCTGTGCCAGCGCCTGGAGTCCGAGGGCGCGCCGGTAATCGTCATCGAACCTTACGTGCTGGCCATGGAGGACAACGACATCAAGGGCAAGACCCTGAAGTCGACCCACATCGCTGAATCGATCATGGCAGCGGTAGCCCCTCTGGATAAACCGAAGTCGTCGCCCGAGGCTCGGTTTGCCCAGCTGCACAAGGCACTCAAGACCAGCCATGCGGCGGGTTACCGGCATGTCCTCGTTATCGAGGAGGCGCACAGCTTGCCGGTCCCCACCATCAAGCAGCTCAAACGTCTGCGCGAGCTGGAGAACGGCTTCACCAAGCTGGTAAGCATCATCCTCATCGGCCAGCCCGAGCTGTTGGTGAAGCTGAGCCCGCGCAATGGCGAGGTGCGGGAGGTGGTACAGCGTATCGAGATCGCCCAGCTCGAACCTGTAGCGGTCGGCTCCGTACAACAGCACCTGGAGTTCCGTTTCAAGCGCGTCAACAAGCACCTGCAGGAGGTCATAAGCCCGTGCGGCGTGCAGGCCGTCATCGACCGTCTGAGCACCAGCGGTAAGGACAAGTCGAGCCAGCTGTATCCGCTGGCGATCGGCAACCTAGTAGCCGCCGCTATGAACCTCGCTACGAAGATCGGCGAGTCGGTGGTCACCGCCGACGTCGTGAAGGGGGTGTGACATGTTGCATCTCGTAATCCCCCAGCCGAAGCCTGCAGCCGCCTCGGAGCCTGTAGCAGCTACCCCTCCCACCTGCAGCGTTCTGACCCCCGAACTGGCGCTGACCCTGCAGGTCTTCAACAGCATGAGGCGCGAGCTGCGTGCGGCCGGCATCCAGGTAGGGACGGAGGTGGTACTGGACCTCACCCTATTCATCACCGCTGAAAGCTCGGACCGTTTCGCGGAGCTGTACCAGAAGGAGTGGCACAGCCCCAGGAAGGTCCCCAAGGACGGCTATTTCATCAACAGCGTGAAGCTGCGTGGTGTGAAAGTCGCGTGGTTGACCCCGGCCAGGGAGGTCAAGCCATGAGCAACGCGACGAAGCCTTACGCATTCCACCTCAACGCCCAGCAACTAGCTCATCGCCTCGGAACCGTGGCTCGGCACCTCGAACGCGAGGCACCGGACGTACCGCTGTTCGTCCTGGTAGAGGGGAAGCGGATTCCACTGCTCAGCTCCGACTTCCAGATCGATGACGACGGCACGTTCCTGTTCGCGGCACTTCCTGAACAGAAGCCAGAGCAGCTGACTCGACTGGTGCACCTACTGCGCCGGACCCAGCCATACGTCGGCCGTGCCGCGAGCGTTGGCGCGCAACAGTTGAGCACCGAGATCTCGGAAGTACTTGCTCAGGCAGCAGAGGAACAAAGCCATGGCTGACGTCCAAAACACCCCCGTCCTGATTCCTCTTGGTTTCGTCATGAACGCCTCAGGGCACCTGGTGCCCGAGCACCAGGTGCGAGAGCACGACAAGCTCCGCGATGGCATCGCGCGTGAGCTGGCTGAGGAGGCTGTGCACCTGAGCGCCGCGTTGGCCAAGTTCAAGAGCAAGGCCCTGGGCGACATCGACGATCTGATCGCTATCTGCGCCGAGAAATACGGCGTCACGCTGGGCGGCAAGAAAGGCAACGCCTCGATCACAACCTACGACGGTGCGTTCAAGGTCGAGCGCTGTGTCGCCGACCGAATTGCTTTCACCGAGGAGATCCTCGCCGCCAAGGAGCTGATCGACAAGTGCATCCGCAAATGGAGCGTGGGTGCCAACCAGCACCTCCGCGTCCTGGTCGATCGTGCCTTCAGCGCTGGTCGCAACGGCCAGATCAAGACCAACGACGTGCTCGGCCTGCTACGCATGGAGATCGACGACGTCGACTGGAAGACCGCCATGGAGGCGTTGAAGGACGCAATCCAGGTCAACGGCCAGGCGGTCTACGTCCGCGTGTATCGGCGTGAGGGCGACTCCGACCGCTACGTCCCCGTAAACCTCAACATCGCGGTGGTGTGACATGAACCAGGATCGCATCCTCGACAAGATTAAGAAGTGCCTGGAAATGGCTAAGGGCAAGGGTTCGAACCCCAACGAGGCCGAGATCGCACTCCGTCAGGCTCACAAGCTGATGGAGTCCTACAACCTGGAGATGGGCGACGTCCTGGCCAGCATGGCCGGCGAAGCCAAAGTGCCTGCTGGATCTGACGGTGAGCCGCCAGCCTGGCGGACTCGCCTGGCTGGCGTCTGTGGTGACGCATTCGGTACGCACATGATCATCACGATGAACTGGATAGAGCCGGCCTGGTTCAAGTTCGTAGGCTGTGGAGCGGCGCCGGAACTCTCCGGCTACGCGTACCAGGTGCTGGAGCGCCAGCTCCAGAAAGCCCGTAGAGACTTCCTGGCCACGCAGAAGCGTTGCAAGCGGTCGACCAAGGTCGCGCGGGGGGACGCCTTTGCCCATGGCTGGATTGATGCCGTGTACCTCAAGGTGCAGGACTTCGCGGGGATCGAAGACAGCATCGCGGAAGCTATCCAGGCCTACATGGCTAAGCACTATCCGAACCTGGGCACGGCCAAGATGAAACGCCGCAAGCTCAAGGGGCGCGATGAAGGGGCCAGCGTCGCTGGCTATCAAGCTGGTAAGAGTGCCCAGCTTCACCAGGGTATTGGCCACCAACCAGTCGCCCGACTGACTCAGGGAGGCTGACATGGGGAACCTCGAATGCACCACCAGGTACTACATGGGCACCTACCAGACCAACACCGTGCGTGGCCAGCGCGCGAGCTGCAGCCACTCGGAGAAAGAGGCCGCGCGTCACCTGGGCGTCAAGCTGTTCGGCGAGCAGCTCGATCACGTCGAGCGCATCGACTCCAAGCCTGGGGATGCGAATGGCACCAGCCGCTGGCTTATCGTCAGCCGGGAGGTGGAGTGATGGGACATCCAACCTTCCATCAGGCGCCGTCCAAGGACCTGACCAAGGCGCAGGAGCGACAAGCCCAGCTGGACGCGCAGATCGAGGCATTCCTGGCCAAGGGCGGAGAGATAAAGGCCTACGACACCTTGCGTCGCCCGATCGAGCAAGGCGAGCTGGGCAAGTTCTCCACCAAACCGCGCCCGCTGGCACCGGCGGCGTCCCCGGTCGAAGTGCCGGAACCTCAGCATCTAGCCCCGCAACTGGTGGTCGAACCGCAACCGGCCGAGAACCCTCCGCTGGAGGCGGAGCCTGCAGTTGCCGAGGTGGTTATTGCGGCGATTCCCGCGCCGCGCGTGAAACCAGTCAATACCCATAGCGCGCTGAAACAACTGCAGCGGGAAGCCGCCGCGATCAAGCGTCGCTTGGCAGCGCTTGGTAGCAGGGGTGAACGCGTATGACCATTTCCCGCGCAGTGCTCAGCAAGATCCACATCGCTAGACAGCAACTGGATATGGACGACGACAGCTATAGAAAGCTGCTGGCCCGGGTGGCGGGGGTTCGATCCGCCAAGGACCTGAACGTCAGGACCGCCGAACGCGTCCTGCAGGAGCTTAAAACGCTGGGGTGGAAGCCTGCGCCCAGCAAGCGAGCCCAGGGCAAGCCACACAACCTGGAGAAGATGCCCGCCGAAGCGAAGGTAGTGGAGGCGCAACTGGCCGACATGAAGCTGCCGTGGAGCTACGCGGACAAGATCGCCACTCGGATGTTTCGCATCGGCAAATTCGCGTGGCTCAACAAGCCCGACCAGGTGCAATCCGTGCTCGCGGCGCTGCATGTGGAGCAGGAGAAGCGCCAACTGCTCGCGGAGGTGGAACACCTATGCCAGCGCCTTAGCATTGAGCATCCAGAACAGGTAGCGGGTTTGGAACAGCTACCGAAGGGGTGGAAGCGACAACGTCCAATCCTCAAGGCGCTGGTGGATGCACTCAACGCTGTGATCTGCACGCGAGAGGCCGGGTAAGGGGGGACTATGAAACAGGGATCGATCTTGGCGGAGACCCGCCACGAGCTGCTGGAAGACATCGCCGCCCACACGGCAACGGTGCTCATCGAGCATGGCGTAGAGGTGTCCCTGGCCGAACAGGCCGGGGGCGCGGTCGCCGACCACCTCGCCACCCAGTGGCGTGGCGCCACTCTCTATATCCCTGCCGACTATCGCCACCAGGTCACCAAGCGAGATCTGCAGATCCTGGCCGAGTTCAACGGCCGGAACCACCACATGCTCGCTAGGAAGTACGGCCTGACGGCAAGCTCCATATATAAGCTGCTGAAGCGTGTCCAGGAGCGGAAGTTCGATCGCGACCAGGGCAAACTCGACCTCGGCGACGGCCTGTAA